AAGGCCCACATGATTCTGTCTGTCTTTTTACGGTTGCCGTGGGTTAGCTCATCTACAACAAAAAATCTACCACGCTGTTTCATCAAGTCCATTAAGGGTGACATTACAGCTTGCTTAGATATACCACGCTCAATGCCTACACTGATGGGCCTGTAGTCTCGCACAACCTCAAAGATTTTCCTAGCTGTCTCCGCTAAGTCCCATCTACCATGTATGATGTTCTCTAAGTGCCAGCCATTCTCATTTACTTTTACAATAGCAATGGCTGATTCGTCTAGCTTAGAGTTTTTAGTTCTCTTTTTACTTACGTCCTCAAAGCCAGCTAAGTCAATGCTTATGTAGTAGTCACCTATCTCAGGGGCTTCACCAAACTTAACCCACTCCTCCTTGAACATCTCTGAGCCTCTAGCTTCAAAGGATGCCATAAACTCTTGACGAAAGGCATAGGAGGACATAGACTTCTTAGCTAGGTCAATCTCATCTGGGTCTAGTAGCTCATTGTCGTAGCTTGTAAAGTGCCATGATTGATAGGACTCATCGTCCTCTAGCTCTGCGTACTTGTACAGGTCGTAAAAGTGATTACGCCCCATAGGTGTACCAATGAACAATGCACCACCCTTTTGGTCAGCCAAGGCAGGTCTAAGGATTTGCTCAAATACCTCTGGCTTCATGTCAGCGTATTCGTCCATCACTAGGAACTTCAGCGATACACCACGCATGGTCTCAGGTCTATCGGCACCTTTAAGGCTTATGGTTGCACCGTTGACCAGTTTAATCTGTAGGTTGTTAATGTGACTAGAGGTTACAACGGGGTGCGCCAACTCCAATAGTGTTTGCCACATGATGTCTCTGGCCTGTCCCTGTGTTGGAGCTACATAGAACACATGGCCTTTGTCTGCCTGTAGAGCGTTGACTATCAACATCCATGCTGCTAGTCTGGACTTACCTGTACGTCTACCGGCAGCTACAATCTTGAATCTGGTGTCGGATGACCAGACTTCCTTTTGCCAATCCAGTAGTTGTATGTTAAGATTAGTCATAAAACCACTTGACTACATACTCATCAAGATCTTTTTCCTCTACACATTCATACTCTACGTCTAACTCAGGATCACCGTCCCAGTTTAGATCTTCTTGTTGTGCTAAAGTCTTTAGGTAGTCTTTGTTAGTGTTCACTAACTATATGTCCACATTACAGGTGTATCGGTAGCCCTAATATCTACATGCACAAAGCCACCAGCTACACCAATACCAGTAAAGCCTAACTTAACAGCATTCTTTACTATAGTGTACCTTTGTAGCCCAGAGGATACAGCTATGTCTGCTGCAATACCCTGTGCATGTGTACCGGGAGTCTTTTTCTTTAGTTCAATAGGATGGTCAGGTGATCTATAGCCACTTGTGATTACAAAAGGGAAACCACAGTGCTCTCTAAGCTCATCTAGTGCAAAAATCAATTCGTCTTCAATCTCATTCTCGCCTGTGGCTTGACACACAAACTCGTCCCTAGTAAAGTACTTAAACATCTTGTGTATACTCTCCTTCTATAGGGTCATTAGGTGTAACATCAGTCTCTACTGAGCCACTACCTATACCTGAGATTGTAATGGATACTGCTGATCTACCAGAGGCACTATCCTTCTCAAAGTAACTCAAGGGTAACATGCGATCCATCACTAGTTTCCATGCTGCCGCTTGGTTCTTATGTTCGTCATCTAAAGCTGCATCGAAGATAGCATCCAACACTTTACGTGACTTGGGTGAAGCCAACATGCGAGCTTTGTACTCATTGATAATCGCAGAGTCACCTTTAGGTCTACCTACAGCACCTCTAGATCCTTTAGATTTAGAGACTACATCTGTTTTTCTAGGTCTACCCCTCTTGCGCTTAGGTTGCTCATTATCAATATCCATGTGTGTATTTTACCTTCTAGCTTCTCTAAAGAATACTATATCATTATAGCATATTTTACTGTGTTTGTCAAGTCCTTTTATGTGTTAATTTATAGCCCCGCAGTTTTCTTTTGTTATCAAGAGGTTAGGTATGTTAGTAAGCACTTGCATTACTTGGGTTTTTCTAGTTTTACTTTTGATGTACAGGAGCGCCTACTATAGATTTACAACAGACGCTAGCCCCTCCCCCGTCCCCTCTAGCATACCCCAGCCCACTTGTCAACAAGAGAATTTCCCTAGCACACATCGCCGCTCGTGTCAACACTTGACAACACGAGAAAAACCTGAGTGAACTTTGGGCGCAAGCATAGGTGGCACGAGATATCAAGAGAAAAAAAGAGTTGACAAAAGTACAAGAGTGTGAGCCGATGTGGTAGCCTCTAGCACACCACAGACACACAAGTCAAAGACTATTATTGCATAACCTGGGATTGCTTATGCTAAATCGGTATTAGACGGATTTACAGATACCCATATAATAAACGCCAACAACAACACAACAGGACGGACAAATGACACTACAGCAAACAAGAGAAGCACTAGCGAATATGCCTATAGAAGCACGGGACGAACTTCTAGTGATGTTAGAAGAGAACGCACCACAACAGCAGATAGACGAAATACTGTCAGCGTGGCTGCCCAAGTAACACCAGTGCATCATGCGAGCCTATTGACACCAGTAGGCTCCAGTGATTACACTAAGTAAAACAACAGAGAGACAGACATGATCAAACTATCTAAAGCAAGCAAGATGCCGTGTCGTTCATGGTCGCTACAGGCACTAACTACGTGTCCGGCATCAAAAGACACCAACGGCAAACTAGTGGATGCCTGCAAGGGCTGCTATGCGACTACAGGCAACTATCGTTTCCCTAACGTCAAGGCACCACGGGAACACAATCAGGAAGACTGGCAGCGTGATTCATGGGTAGATGACATGGTGGCAGAACTGGACAACGACAGATATTTCCGTTGGTTTGACAGTGGCGATATGTACCACATCAAACTGGCACACAAGATGCTGGAAGTCATGCAACGCACACCGTGGGTCAAGCACTGGCTACCTACGCGAATGCACAAGTTCGACAAGTTCGCCAGTGTTATCAATGACATGCAGGCACTACCTAACGTAGTCGTTAGACTGTCTAGTGATAGCATCCGTGGCGGTATTATTGCTGGTGAGACCACTAGCACTATCATACCGACACCAGACCATGCGACTGTTGACATGACAGTGTGCGAGGCATACAATCGCGCAGGCAAGTGTGGCACATGTCGCGCATGTTGGGACAAGTCAGCGCAGGTTATCGCATATCCTGCACATGGCAAGACAATGATAAAACTAGTGGAGTTGGCAGCATGAGCAAAGAGCTAGAGCATACTAGCGAAGAACTAGAGACAGCGCAGGAACTACCATTCTGGAAGGGATGCCTGTGGTGGATCTGGGGATTCACAATTGGACTAATTATAGGAGCATGAGACAATGAGTGCGACGGATGGAGTGTGCCTACACCAGATTGTAGGCGAACTAGAGAAGATCAAGAAAAGTATGGTGATGGATTTGGTAGTGATGCGAGACGAGTTAGAATGGGAAATACTGCGGAACCATATTGACAAGGTCGAAGAATTAATAGAGAATATCAACAACGCATAACAACAGGAGCATGAGACGATGGATTTATTCGAGCAATTAGGTATGAGCATTGGTGGCAGGAGTGTAGCGGATCATATGGACTCGCTACGCGCCACCAGGGACACGAGAGCAATTGAGGATCAAGGTGAGCTATACGAGCCTGAGCCAAGAGATTATGGCGTTACTGTGGAGCTAACGCTGTCTGCGGTTAATGAGAAAGAGGCTGTACTACTTGCACAATCTTTGCTAGAACGTGCTAACAGGCTATCAAAAATAATCTACGACATAGAGAGAGTAATAGAACTATGAACATATTTTATCTGGACAAGTGCCCAAAACGGGCAGCGCAACAGCAATGCGATAAGCACGTAGTAAAGATGATCCTAGAGAGCGCACAAATGCTCTCTACGGCTCACCACGAGTTCGAGAGTGATCGTGCAGTGTACAAAAGCACACACAAGAACCACCCCAGCACTGTATGGGCTAGAGAGTGCACTGCTAATTATCGGTGGCTCTACGCGCACATGATGGCTCTAGGAGACGAGTACACCAGACGCTATGGAAAGACACACTTAACCATAGAAAAGTGCAGGGAGGCTCTCTCAGCGCCACCAGAAGGCATGCCATGGAATGTAGAGCACACACCACCACCACAGTGTATGCCCGATGAGTACAAAAGATATGATGCAGTCGAAGCATATCGCTTGTACTACATTAGCAAAGCAGATACAATAGACATGCGCTGGACTAACGCCAGTCTAGAGTTTTTCAACCAACAGGAGATAGCAGCATGAGCAACAGAACCAAGTTTGGCAAGACTATGAAGGTGGAGCAGCCATACGCTACATTCACCAATGCGCAGGGTTGGGAGTGGCGTGTGCTGAAGACGTACCAATCTGCAAAGAAGGAGAAAGATAATCCTTACGCACGGTGGTTTGTTGCAGCCAAGTCACCTTTGACGTATGGTAGTTGGGAGTATGGCGACACATACGCACAAGAAATTGAGCAGTACGGTAACTTAACTACAGCAACCGAAGAATGGATAGAGGAGTACGAATTATGAGCGATTCATACAGTTACGACGTAGACATAACAGACCCCATTGATAATTTAGATCCTCTTGATTTAATGATACGTGATCTGGTAGACTATAAACTGAACGCATGCAGCGTACAGGAATTACTAGCCATGGCGGCATCATGGATGACACACGATCTAGAAAACAGAACCATAACGGAAGTGCAGCAATTGCATGACGGACTATTCGCAGCACAGGAAATACACTAATGAGATGCAAGGCATGCAATGTACTACTCGAAGACCACGAGCTGAAACGAAAAGACAGAGTGTCTGGAGAGTTTCTAGACTTATGCGACGAGTGCCTACACGAGTCTAATGAGGCAATTTTTCAACAGGAGGAACCAGAATATAGGGAATATGTGCAACAAGAGCTTGCGTTATAGAAACGAAGGGAGTATAATACTAGTGTATAGACAAAAAAACCTATACACAATTGTTCAATCGCTACATACAGGAGAACTATAGATGGCGGTAATTGAAGGCAAGGCGATGTTCGTAAACGTCAAAGAGACTGAGGTTTTCGAGGGCAAGGATACTGGACGGTATACTGTGACTCTGACTCTCAACGATGAGACCAGTAACGAACTGTCCAGCAAAGGTGTTCGTTTGAAATCATATGGCGAAGGTGCCGATGAGATTCTACAGCGAAAGTTCGCTAGCAAATACCCAGTGCGTGTTATTGACGCAGAGGGTGAACCGTTTGCTGGTGATATTCCATCAGGCTCTACGGTTCGTATCTCGTACAAGTACGGTGACGAGCACCCAGTGTACGGTGTGCCCGTGTACATGGATGGCATTCGCGTGTTAGAAATGGGTGCGGCAGGTGTTGACGCAGCACTCTAAGTTCATAGGGCATGAGCCATGCGACAAGTGTGGCTCTAGCGATGCCAAGGCAGTCTACAGCGATGGTGGGAGCTATTGTTTCTCCTGCCACGCTGTAGGCAAACCCACGGACAAACCTGCGGTAGAACCTACGCCGCTGAGGAGAAAATTGGAAGTAACAGGAGTCATTGCGGATATTCCTGACAGACGTATCAGTCAGAACACATGCAAAAAGTATGGTGTGACGGTTGAGTACGACTCACAGGGTAAAATATCGAAGCACATATACCCGTACTACGCCTGCGATGCCGACGAGATCAAGGGCACCAAAGTACGCCTAGTGAAAAACAAAGATTTTTTTGTCACTGGTAGCACTGAAGGTGTCGGTCTGTTCGGTCAGCAGGTGTGCAAGGGGCGCGGTAAGTACCTGACGATCACTGAGGGTGAACTGGACTGCTTGTCTGTCTCTGAAATGGTGGGTGGCAAGTATGACGTAGTGTCCCTACGCTCTGGTGCTTCTGCTGCTGCTAAGGAGATCAAGGAACAGCTAGAGTGGCTAGAGGGCTACGAGAATGTCGTGCTGTGCTTTGACAACGATAAGGCCGGACAGCAAGCCGTTGAGGAAGTCAAGGACTTATTTAGCCCTAACAAGCTGAGAATCGTTAAGCTACCTATGAAGGACGCTAGCGATATGCTACAGGCTAACAAGATCAAGGACTTCACCAGTGCATGGTGGGACGCTAGGGTCTATCAGCCCGATGGCATCATCAGTGGTAAGGACACATGGGACGCACTGACCAGTAAGATCAAGGTGCAGAGCATACCGTACCCATGGCAAGGACTAAACACTCATACCAAGGGTTTCCGTCCATACGAACTGGTGACGATCACTAGCGGCTCCGGTATGGGCAAGAGCCAGATGGTACGCGAGCTAGAGTACTACCTACTAAACGCGACGGAGGACAACATAGGCATCCTCGCGCTGGAGGAAGACATAGCACGTACCGCTCTTGGCATCATGTCCATTGCATCAGACTGTCCATTGCACCTAGAGGAGGATCTAGACCCTGACGTTGCCTTCCCGTTCTGGGAGCAAACCATGGGCACTGGACGCTACTACCTGTTCGATCACTGGGGTAGCACAAGCGAAGACAATCTGTTGGCTCGCGTGCGCTACATGGCAAAAGCGTTAGACTGCAAGTGGATCATTCTAGACCACTTGTCCATCGTGGTGTCAGCACAAGAGAATGGAGACGAGCGCAAGGCCATCGACGCTATTATGACCAAGCTCCGGTCACTGGTGCAGGAGCTAGGCATAGGACTATTTCTCGTGTCACACTTGAGGCGCACTCAGGGCCGTGCACACGAGGACGGTGGGCAGATTAGCCTAAGTGAGCTACGAGGCTCTCAGTCCATTGCACAGCTATCGGACATGGTGATAGGGCTTGAGAGAGACCAGCAGAACGACAACGAGCAGATACGCAATACAACCACAGTGCGTGTGCTCAAGAATCGCTACGCTGGCCTAACAGGAGCCTGCTGCTGGCTGAAGTACGATAAGGTCACTGGCAGGATGATGGAAACAGCAAAACCACAGGAGGTGCCAAATGCCCTGTAGTCCCATCTTTTTAGATGCAGAGACTGACGGACTAAAGCCTACTAAAGTGTGGATTGTAGTCACGATGCAGGACGGGGTGCTACAAGAGCACTATGATCCTGAGTCTCTAAAAGCCGCTCTGGAGGGCGATGGCTATGTGGTAGGCCATAACCTACTGGGCTACGATATTCCTGTCCTGAAGCGCCTGTGGGACGTTGAGATAGACAAAGATCGTGTTAAGGACACACTGGTCATGTCTCGACTAGCGAATCCACAGCTAGACAAGGGGCACTCACTGAGAGCATGGGGTGAGAGGCTACAGTTTCCCAAGGGAGACCATGAGGACTGGAGTTGCCTGTCACAGGAAATGATCGACTACTGCAAGCGTGACGTAGAGGTGACAGCAGCACTCTACAATAAGCTGGAGTGGGATCTACGTAACTTCAGTAACGAGTCCGTGAAGCTAGAGCACCGGGTGCAGGACATCACCCAGCAACAGGTACGCAACGGCTGGCTATTGGACAGCAGGAGAGCTACGGAACTGGTCTCTACGCTACGCGAGAAACTGAACGATCTGGAGGATGCAGTACAGGATACCTTCAGACCACTACCAACATTCGTTAAGGAGATACAACCTAAAGTAAAAAAGGATGGAGCCATCTCTGTCGTAGGTTTGAAGTTCTTGGGAGACTCTTGGGAGACCGTGGGTGGCCCTTTTTCTAGAGTAGACTACCCTGAGTTTAACTTGGGGTCACGACAGCAGATTGGCAGATACTTACAGTACTATGGTTGGAAGCCGTGCAAGTTCACTGAGACAGGACAGGCTATGGTTGATGAGAAGGTCTTGGAGGGAATCAAGGACATCCCACAGGCAGCTTTGATATCAGAGTACCTGATGGTTCAGAAACGCATAGCACAGGTGCAGTCTTGGATAGATGCGGTAGACGATGACACAGGCCGTGTGCATGGGAAGGTCAATACTAACGGTGCAGTGACCGGCAGAATGACACATGCTAAGCCTAACTTGGCGCAGGTGCCTGCATCCAGAGCACCCTACGGTGAAGACTGTAGACGCTGCTGGACAGTGCCTGACGGGTATAAACTCGTGGGTTTTGATGCTAGTGGCCTAGAGCTACGCATGTTGGCCCATTACATGGACGATGAGGACTACACAAATGAAGTCATTGGAGGAGACATCCATACTGCTAACCAGCAGCTTGCGGGACTTGAATCAAGAGATCAGGCAAAAACTTTCATCTACGCGCTACTCTACGGAGCAGGAGATGCGAAACTTGGTGCGGTGGCGGGAGGAGGCGCAAGTGCTGGTAGACTGCTTAGAGAGCGATTTATGTCTAATCTCCCAGCATATGCGGCTCTTAAAGGAAGAATTAGTCAAGAGGCAGTACAGGGTTGGATCAATGGACTAGACGGTAGAAGGCTATGGATACGATCAGAGCATGCAGCACTCAATACCCTGTTGCAGAGCGCAGGAGCACTGGTGATGAAACAGGGGTTGATTATATTGGATAAGTATGCTAAACTATGGGGTATGGACTATAAGATCGTAGGCAATATCCATGATGAGGTTCAGTCAGAGGTTAAAGCATCTCAGGCTGAGAAGTTCGGACAGCTTGCAGTCTCTTGTCTAGAGGCAGCAGGTATACACTTTAACTTAAACTGCAAACTTGCAGGGGAGTATCAAATTGGCACAAGCTGGGCAGAAACGCACTAAAATGAATCCGAATACCGGAAAACCTATGTACTACAAGGACAACCCTGCTGCTGTAAAAGCTAGGGATGCCCGTAGAATGTGGGTAAACGGTAAGGAGATCTCTAAATTCCATCCGCTGCATAAGCCCGGACGGTACAAGACTCTGGGAGACGCTGCTTTCAGTGCTCTAGGAGCCTACGAGACAATGAAGGAAGGGCAGGTGTACGTCATAGTCAACCCAGCGTTCCCCGGCTGGTGTAAAGTGGGGATGGCTGTGGACGCAGAGGATAGGCTCAAGCAGTATCAGACTAGCTCTCCGTACCGGAACTATGAGTTAATCAAGGCATATGATGTCAATGATCGACGCGAGGCTGAGAAGTTTGCACATGAGCTACTAGCCAAGAGCCATTCCCGTAAGGGCGAGTGGTTTTACCTTCAACACCCTGTCGCAACTTCTATACTAGAGTTGCCTATGAGAAAGTTCCAATGAAAACAGTTAATACAGTTGTGGACGACATCTACGAGCTTATGACAACCAAAGCTGCCGGTGAGTCGGTGGACGTTGAGGCAGAGATTGACAAGTTCGGAGAGGCCGTTAAACAGCTAATGCGCACTGAGTTTATGCCCGATGCGCCTCGTGACGGACGTAAGCTACGGCTGTCCAACATAGGCAGAGACGATAGATACCTATGGCACCACTACAACGACACAGGCGCTGGAGAGGAGATCCAAGGGCACACGTATGTGAAGTTCATGTACGGACACCTGATAGAGGAAATGCTCTTGTTCTTGTGCCGCATGTCGGGACACACGATCACCGATGAGCAGAAGGTCTGTCAGGTAGAGGGCATCACTGGTCACATGGACTGCAAGATTGATGGTGTGGTGACTGACATCAAGTCTGCAAGCCCCTACGGTTTCAAGAAGTTCAAGAATGCTACGTTGGCCTATGATGATCCGTTTGGGTACGTCGATCAGATCAAGGCATACGCACATTCAGAAGGTGAGACCAAGTTCGGTTGGTTGGCTATGGACAAGTCTAACGGTCATCTGACGTACCTACAGTACGATCTAGAGGACACAGAGGCACCAGTGTACAAGGCTATCAAAGGTGACATTGCCGAAAGGATACGACACGTAAAAAAGCTAGTAGAGGCAGAGGAACTACCACCAGTATGCGCGGAGCCGCTAGAGGATGGCAAAAGTGGAAATATGCGATTACCCACAAACTGTTCCTACTGTCAGTACAAGCATTCATGTTATCCAGAGCTACGTACTTTTCTGTACTCAACAGGGCCAAGGTTCTTAACGGAGGTAGTAAATGAGCCTAAAGTCCAAGAGATCACGTAAGAGTAGTTTCTACCGATCAGGGCTAGAGAAGAAGTTTGCAGAGCTAGCGCCGAAACGTAGATACCTGTATGAGCCATATGATGTACCATACGTGATGCACAGGAAGTACAAGCCAGACTTTGTTGACAAGAAGACAGGCGACTACATAGAGACTAAAGGATTTTTTAGAACAGGAGACACACAGAAATACACAGCGATACGGGACAGTATAGACCCGATCAAACTTATTTTTGTGCTGTCTGATCCTAACAAGAAAGTACGCAAGGGAGCGAAGATGACAATGGGACAATGGTGCGATAAGGAAGGCTTTGAGTTTTACACAGTTGACGAGTATATGAATCATGTCACTGACAATGGATGAGATTAAAGAACGCATACTAGTGCGCTACGACGCTGATGATCTCGTAGAGGCATTAGAAATATCCGCTGAAGAACTACTTGACAGGTTTGAAGATAAGTTTATCAACAGGCTACACAAGTTTGAAGAAGATCTAGAGAGTTATACGGAAGATGAAGATGAGTATTGATGACGCAGGCCCGGAAGAATGGAACAAAGTAAACAGGAAGAAAGACTGGGCTTGGATGGATGAAGAAGTGCCTAATGACCATCCTTTCTTTGGAGATAAACCGGACAACAAACCGGACATGGTGAACCGTCCAGCACACTACAACAATGGCAACATGGAGTGTATTGACGCTATCCGTGGTATGCTTACGCACGATGAGTACATTGGTTATCTCCGTGGTAATGCACTCAAGTATAACTGGCGCTGCCGCTACAAAGGCCAGCCCATAGAAGACTTACGCAAAGCACGATGGTACGAAGAAAGATTGATTGCCTACATGCTGGAGCACCCAAGTGACAAATAAGACAGGCACACAGGACTACTTAGGTATACAGATTGACTATGATAGAGAGAAAGACCTTAGTGTGTTCTCTCTAGAGACACTAAAGGACAGATACTTCTGGGAGGATGAGACCCATGCACAAGAAGCCTTCGCAAGAGCATCGGTCTATAGTGCAACGTATCAAGGACATACTGACTACAATCTTGCACAGCGACTTTACGACTACGCAAGCAAGGGCTGGTTCGGTTTTAGCACTCCTATACTTAGCAACGGGGGAACCACTCGTGGTTTACCTATTAGCTGTTTTCTCAATTATGTTCCAGATTCAAGGCGTGGTTTATCTGACCACTATGATGAGAACATATGGTTGGCAAGTGGAGGTGGAGGCTTGGGTGGATATTGGGGTGCTGTTAGAAGTAATGGCGTTTCAACTTCTAACGGTAGTCAGTCTACTGGTAGCATTCCATTCATGCACGTAGTTGACAGTCAGATGCTGGCGTTTAACCAAGGAGTAACTAGACGAGGATCATATGCGGCCTATATGGACATCAGCCATCCAGAGGTTGAAGAATTTATCGCAATGCGGAAGACTACTGGAGGTGATCTTAATAGAAAGTGTCTTAATCTGCATAACGGTATCACTATTACTGACGACTTTCTTACAGCCGTTAAGAACGATGACCAGTGGAGACTGATTGATCCTAAGTCTAAGCAGGCCATCAAGACTGTATCGGCAAGGGACTTGTGGTGGCAGCTAATACACACTAGGGCAGAGACAGGGGAACCCTACATTGTTAACCTAGACCGCTGTAACGAGGCTCTACCGCAGTCACAGAAGGAGCTAGGGCTAGAGGTACGCCAGAGTAACCTATGCTCTGAGATTACCTTAGCGACTAGCGAGGAGCGTACAGCAGTCTGTTGCTTATCTAGTGTGAACCTAGAGTACTTTGACGAATGGAAGGACGACGAGTTATTCATCAGTGATCTAATCACAATGCTTGACAACGTGATAGAACACTTCATTGACAACGCTACACATGGAGAACATGCGTGGCACTTTAATGACACCTTTGGGGAGTTTAGTAAATATGTTCAGCCAGATAAAACAGGCTTTGCAAAAGCCGCTTATAGTGCATATAGAGAACGCGCAATTGGCCTTGGAGCGATGGGCTTTCACAGCTACCTACAACGCAATGGTATACCTTTTGAAGGTATGTACGCTGCCAGTTTCAATAACAGAGCATTCAAGCACATTAAAGATAGAGCCACATCAGCTTCTAGTGTTCTTGCATCTGAACGTACTGAAGCACCTGATATGGCTGGTAGGAACCTTCGTAATTCTCACCTGCTTGCTATTGCTCCTAATGCCTCTAGTAGTATTATATGCGGTGGAACGAGTCCTTCAATTGAGCCAACTAGGGCTAACGTATTTACGCACAAGACGCTGACAGGCTCATACAAGGTAAAGAATAAGTATCTGGAGGAGTTACTTGAGAAGAAAGGTATTAACAACGAACAAACGTGGAAAGATATTGCTGCTGCTGAAGGCTCTGTTAAAGACTTGGAGAAACTCACAGAAGAAGAAAAGGAGATATTTAAGACAGCACCTGAACTTGACCAGCGATGGGTCATCGAACACGCCTACCAAAGACAGAAGTACATCTGCCAAGCGCAGTCAGTAAACCTGTTTTTTGAGCCACCCCCGGCTACAGCACCACAGGAGGTACACGATGAGTATTTGGAGTACGTTAATCACGTACATTGGACAGGAGCTAACAAACTCAAATCTATGTATTACCTGCGAACTACAGCGGCTAGAAATACAGAGAATGTTAACATCAAGATACCAAGAATTAACCTAGAAGATGGGGAGTGCCTAAGCTGTGAAGGCTGATGAACACCCTGTCTACAGGGCTAAATTTTACATACCAGAGCTAAAAAAGTCTGTGTCATGGAAAGAGTACCTAGACTACTATAGGGACTTAGATGAGCAATTTTGGCTGTACAGTTACTATTGCTCTCAGATGTGGGCAAGCTACATGGATGACAAATGCAAAAGGCGTGAAGCGCCATTGAGCTACAGAGAGTATGTCGATAAGTACACAAAACTGTTAGAGGAAGGATTCAATGATAGACCAAAAGATTAGCGCCATGAAGAAGCTGTACAACGCTGAGATAGATGTTTACAAGGCAGAGGTGCAGAACTATCTAGACAACCCTGTGGGCGTAGGAGAGCATGGTAACTTGATTGAGACTATGGATAACCTTGTTGCTAAGATTGCAGAAGCAGAAGATAAACTAATTGTATTGGAGACACACTTCAGTGAGTAATGTGATAAACTTAATGCCTACGGAAGCTACCGCTAACGAAGTGCTAGAGGAATGTAAAGGTGACTTTGAGCATGTACTAGTTATCGGCTGGACTGCCGACGATGCTCTGACAGCTAAATCCACAACGTCTATGGACATGAAAGAGATAATTTACCTGATAGAGGTATTCAAACAAGCAATTATTATGGCAGGACATGAAGTAGAATGATAGTAGATGAAATGCTACCTAAGATAGTCGTAGGGGCTATCACGGAGAACGAAGATGGCTCTGCAAATGTAGACCTACACCTAGAGCCAGAGGCTGTGTCCTTCCTGATACAGGTGGGCTTTGAGAGACTAATGAAAGATTACTTAGAGGATAAGGTACAAGAGGATGATTAGATTCACAAGTAATGACAGCTATTCTATTGCGATGAATATAGACAACGAGATAGATATAGACCAACTTACAGAATTTTTCAGTTGCTTCGCAAAGGCCGTAGGATACTCTCATGTATCGGTGTACAAAGGCTTTGAAAAATATCTGGAAGAACATGAATTTGAAATCAGGGGGAATGAATGAGCTTATTAGACACTAGAGATTACTACAAACCATTTGACCATCCTTGGATGTTCGACTATTACTCACAACAGAATCAAATGCACTGGTTCCCAGAGGACGTACCGCTACACAATGATGTGAAAGACTGGCAGACGATGACTGACGAGGAGAAGAACCTACTGACTCAGATCTTCCGCTTGTTCACACAGTCAGATGTAGACGTAGGTGCTGGGTACGTAGACCGCTACATGCGTATCTTCAAGAAGCCAGAGGCACGTATGATGATGTCTAGCTTCGCTAACATGGAGTCAATACACCAACATGCCTACAGCCTGCTATTGGACACTGTAGGGATGCCGGAGGTGGAGTATAAGGCGTTTGCAGAGTACGAGGCTATGGCTGACAAGCACGAGTACATCAACGCTGTGAAGGTCACTAAGGGCGACAAGAAGTCTATCGCTAAAGCACTGGCGATATACTCAGGCTTCACTGAAGGGCTACAGTTGTTCTCTAGCTTCATCATCCTACTGAACTTCCCACGCTTTGGTAAGATGAAGGGCATGGGACAGATCATTACCTACAGCATACG